AGCTTGCTAACCGTGTTTGGCCCAATTGTAATTGTACAAGCAGAATCCAAAGTTCCTGTGTACTTTAAAAAGAGTGACCTCCCAGGATCAGTTGCCCCGTCCGCAATCGTAGTTGTGTGCGTGTTGGCGTTAGTTGTAATCGCCTCAGTGCCAAAAGCAAACGCTTCCGCGATGAGTTCTAAGTTTGTGTTAGTTGTATCGCCCCAAGAGCCTGATTGCTCACCAGAGCCAATTTCTTCTAACCGTAAATCATTTGTATATACACTTGCCATTTTTATATCCTATGCTGCAATGTCCGCCCAAGACGGTGTTTGCGAGGGCGTGACCCCCAAAAAGTTTGGTGTCTGGGACGGAATAATCAGTCCCCATGGTTGTTGCAGTTCGCCTATCGATGCCGTAACCGAGAAACCTGTTACTGTGATATTAGCGTTTCCAGTGGTCGCTGTCGATGCACTATTCACCGAAGCCGTCATACCCACCATTGTATTGGTGGTAAAGAAACTACCTAATACGACTGTACCAGAGACTCCAGTTACAGAAACATTAGCCAAGCCTGTGATCGTAACCGCGCCAACAGCCCCTGTACCGGCAACTCCAGTTACAGAAACATTAGCTTCGCCAGAAACCGTGGATGCACCAACGGATCCAGTCGCAGTTACGTCGTAGGCAACATTGGTATTCCAAGTGCCTGTGTTCCATCCTTGTAAGGAGCTGTTCCACCCCTGAAAGGCTGCAACCGGATCGGCCATTAGGCTATCCGGATGATCGCGTTAGATGCGTCAGCAGTGGGAAAAATAATGGTGAAATCCCCAGAGCTGGCTGCTTTATCTGCGCCGAAGTCTAACACACAAACCGTTGGATCGCCCGTAGCCGCTTCATTAAATATCAAAGCGCCTCGAACTGCCGAGATGGTTACGTTAGAAAACACTTCATCTGCGAAGTCAGTTAAAGCAGTTGTGCTACTAGCTACGGGTGTAATACTCGTCAGGAAATTTCCTTTAGCTGTGTAGTTCGTGCCACTAATCTCGTTAGTAGATGTATACGCAGTAGTTGCAGCGGTGAAAGTAGCACTGTTGTCATACAGAGCCAGTTTAAACTGGTTGCTTGCTGCCGTGAAGTTATGAACGCCCTTCATTAGTTCTACTTTGAACGAGGTGCATAAGAAGTTACCATTAAAAGCCATTACATGTTCCTTATATACTCGGCCAGAGTTGGCTGACCAGCATCTTTAATTGCATTATATACCGTAGTTCTATCGCTTTGGATAGCCTGTCGCATATATAGGGCAACAGTTTTTTCTACAGCGTCTCGATATTCTTTGGCTTGTTCTCGAATAGCAGGAGGTGCGGTCTCCGAAATGCCAACTATTTTACTCACACAGCGTTGAGCGACTTCCTCTGGAGTGAACCCACGGTTGTTTGTCGTTGCAACTTCAACTTTAAAATCGTTCGACATCGTGACGGGGAAAGATGCGGTCATACGTTAATCTCCTTATGTTTTGGCGCGAATGAGTTGACCAGTGCGGTACTCGTCCGTAACCTCTTGAGCCTCGCCCAGGTTCTTTAACCTGCCCGCTGCTTCACCAAATCTCTGCATGTACATCTGCATAGTTTGAGGATCGCCCTTCATGTAAAGATACGCCTCAGATAAACTTCCGTAGAGCATCGCCATCTCTGCGTTCTCGCTCAACCATGTCAGTGTAGTATCCGCGCCAAGAGCCGAGACTGTAGCCGTAGCCCCACTAGGGCTGGCTGTAATTGTTTCACCTACAGTGTAGTTGCTACTAGGGATTACCACAATTAATGATGTGGTGTTGGGAACTGAATCCACACCACTACTTTCACCGCTCGTACCGCCAGTGATAGTGTCATTCGCCGTGAACGTCCCTGTCACACTTGTAAGAGTAAGAGTGTAGCTACTTTGAGTTAAACTCTCAGGGCGGTAGAAGTAATGAAGTTCGGAAACAAAATTGCTGTTAGGTGTAGGACCTAAGATAAATGTGTTTAAATCGTACATCGCATAGTATCTAGGAGCCCCAGTTGTAGCAGGGTTGGGGGTGTACGTCTGCACAAACTCTGGGTCTTTGAAGTCTACAAAGTTTGCAGCACCACTGCTGTCCGTAAACGATAAGGAGAACGGGGCTAAGAAATCGCTAGGAACCTCTAAGAACTTGTTCGATGCAGACATTGCACCCGCCACGTTCTTGCGAAACAAACTAAGCTGGACGTTCTTGAGGATGCGCTCCTCAGTTAAACGAATAAATAAAGGGAGGTTTGTAATAAAAGACGTTTCGTTGTTTTCCGTGTAGTCCTGAATCGCCGTCTTTAATTGTGTGTATGTAAAGCTCATGTTGTCACCGTCACTTCGCCTACCGTCCCAGTGGCTTCCAGGTTGTTAGGGGGGTTAATGCCATTAGATGTCGAACCGCCAACAGGGTTCCACCCGTACTGGATGTTTCTCTCTTCTACCAAATTAGGCTCGGGCCTTGGATTGCGTAACGCTTGAGGATCTGGGCCTGCTCGAGAAGGAAACAGTTGGGGGTGCTTGAACTCAAATTCGTCAGGGCCAACTAAAGAGCCAGTCCATTCCTTCTTCATGTCCTTGAGACGGTATCTAAACCCCGATCTGTCTGAAATCCCCCATGCTTTGTTACCAGATGCAAACGCCATTAGAACCTCAAGTACTGTATGCTAGGTTGCAATTTCAACGGAACACGGGCCTCGTCTTCATCTGCGGCTCTCTGGAACTCTTCTTCGTACACAGTTTTTAAAAGCTGCACACGCTCGGGAGCCCGCTTCAACGCTAGATAATAGGCTAACCCTGCAACCATGCAGGGGTAAAAACGGAAAGGCATGTCTGTGGTGTTTACCAAAGTGTCCGCGTCATCAATCCGGCGTAGGTAATAGTAAATCAACTGATCAGTAGAGTTCTCAGGAACAGCCCAAAGATTAACTACAGGCGCAATCTGACGGTTAAACCAGAACTGGCTTGGCCGTCCTTGCGTTGTTTTGTTGGGCAACGTGGCGTAATCCCCACGACTAATGCGGGTTAAGTCAAAGTCTGTACCGCTTCGACGCAGCACCACTTCCAAGATATCAACCACATCGGCGAGTAACGTCTCCTCCGATTGCCCCTGTGTCAGGGTGATAGTTCCCTGCTTCACGGTCCACATGTTTAGCCCACGATTAGCCCACTCTGCAAACATCAAGTTCAAAGAGCGACGAG